TTGATGGTACAATTATATCATTCTGACGAATTGCTGTCAAACTCAAAGTTATCACCTTGCTTTCTTGCCAGATTTCACAGGGAATACGTCATTTAAAGGGCGCATATCTCTGTTATCGAAATCACGGGCACAGCATCCAGTGCCGTCCATGTAATACGACATTCTTTCATCCATGCGGAAGCTATAATTATTCATCAAGACTTCTCTGCCGTAGATCCAACCGGAAACTGTGACGTATTCACTAGAGCCAAACAAGACACGCTGAGAACGCTTTTTCTGAATTGTTTTACCTACTTCATTGTAGCGATTGTCAAGACGTTTTTTGCTCTTATGATAGCGCAAAGAGCCCTCTGCATTAGCTTGTGACGCTCTGAGAAAAGCTGTTTCACCATGCTGCTGTTTGGCCTTTTCCATTGCAAGACGCTTTTCTTTCTTGCTCTGCTGATAGGCATTCCAGTCATAAAGGGAAACACTTCTTGCGTGGTATGCTTCTTTAAGGAAGTCAACAATCTTGCAAGGATGGATAGAAGTCCATCCCATAGACGTTTTGACGTACATAGGCATAAAGCCTGTTTTCATTGCGATAAACGGACGACTGACGAACACAACGCCGTCAAATGTGCCGTAAAGATCAAGCTCTTTGACTTCTGTGCCGTTGTAGATGATAGAATGCCCAGAAGTGTTCTGACACACTTCTCCCATCGTATTTTGATAGGATTTCAAGATATTTCACCTCTTTCAGTTTTTTGTGACGGCAATTCTGCCGTTGGTAAGGGTTACTTCTTCCCCGGTACCCTTAGCCGTCCGGTGTATATGTATCTCACGATTAGTTCACGCTAACTTGTTGGGTTTGACTTTAAGAGTTATCAGAATCTGCCGCTTTTGCTGCCTTGTAAGTCTTTTCAGCATCAGACAGCTTGATCTTCCATGTGTCGATAGTGTTCTTGACAGTATCGAGGACGTTTTTCTTTTCGTCAAACGTTGCCTGTGCCTTAGACAATGCCGTTGCATGGTTCTTTTTTGTGCTTTCCTTGATGGTGGTATCGCTTGCATCTTTACGCACCTGTTCCTCTGCCTTGTCAAGCTCAGACTTTGCCTTGTCGTATTCTGCCGTTGCTTTGTCAAGCTGTGCCGTTGCCTTGTTAATACGGGCAGTGCAACGTTTGACAGCAAGGTTATAATCACGCTCATAGTCCTTGAGGAAAACACTGTGGTTTGCAACGGCCAACATCATAGGCTCAAGAGCCTTGACGAAACGATTGATAGGCATATTTGCCGGGCTTGTGTCGCCGTCCATGTTGGTAGGCAGATAGGTTTTTGCCATGGCAAGGACTTCTGTGCCAAAATTAGGATATTCTTGCATAGAGAACGTTTCACCGAAAACGATGATAGCCAGATCAGACAGGCAGTTATAAAAGTCGTCCGTGTGAACCTTGATGATAGAAGTATCTTTGCCGTTGGTGGTAGACAGGTTGACAGCACAAGCCTTGTTATAGACGTACTGGACAGCCTTGCCATAACGCTCATACTCTTCCTTGCTCATAAGCATATAAGAGGGCATTTTGTCAGGCTTAGGAAAAGCCTTGAGCTGTGCAACACCACCGTTGCCGGGTTTGTTGGTAAAGCTAATGATGGTTTTGCCAACACTTGCATAACCACGTTTTTCAGACGTGACACGGTTAGAAGAACGGATGGACAGACAGACGTTAGACAGATTAGACATAGTATTATCTCCTTTGATATGATATAATAAGTGTGTGACGTTCAAGCGGCTTTTGCCGTTCTGGTAGAGGTTACATCTTCCCTAGTACCTCTAGTCGTCTAGCATACCGGACTTGTTTGTAAACGCCCCGTTGCGTTTTTCCGACTATCCAAAATAGTGATACTATCCCTTGAATAGTCTCTTGCCTGTAAAACTGTGCCAGAATAAACCTATGGCTATCTCCTAGGTGCTTGCCCCTGCCGTACAGGAAAGCTAGACAAGTAGTGTTCTAATCCCCACTTTACTCGTTAGAATGAGCGTGTTTATTGTGTCTGATATTATGGATTTTGCCATAAACGCACCACCTCTTGCTTCCCGTGAGAGGGTAACGGATGGTATTTTGACGTTGAACCATTGCAACATGGTTTGCTTATACATCGGCCATTATCCGGTGTTTGATTGCTTGTTTCGGATCAAACCCGCTTTGCCCACTTTGCCCGTTAGTGTGGGTAACTATGCGTTATGCGCTTTTCTTGCTTTTGGTTATGACGTTTCCGTCCCCTACCGCAAAGATAGTGTTTTTTCAAGGTGCTTGATTTTTTGACAATTCTAACCAACATATCAAACCGATTAGGATTTGATTAGATGATAAACATTTAACCTATACTTTTGTTGTATGGTTTATCCATCGGTTAGGATGGATGAAAACCAAAACGGCAAAGATTAAAAGTTTTGAATTATCAATGTGCTATGGAAACTAGGTTTTGCTTTTGGGCTTTTGCCCTTGAGCTTGACTGTATTGTATCACGGTTTAACCGTTTTGTCAAGCCCTATTTTGTTTTAGCTTTTGGACGTTATACCAACAACTTTTGCAAGCTGGAATGAATGGTATTCCAGAACCGTCTATCATGCTAGGCCGTTGGGCTGTTGCCCTTGAGCGTGGTTTTATTATAGTCGGTTAAACCGAAAAAGTCAAGCGGTTAAACCGTAAATGTTGCACACGCAACAAATGAATTTTTGCTTTATATTATAATTACCTTATAAGGGAAAAATGGAATGCTTTAGCGTGGTAAAGCGATAAAGTATTAAAGCAAAACGGTTGATTTTGGCAGGTGAATATTTTAGTATGGTAAAGTGCTAAAGTGTTAAAGTATTTCAAATTTGAACAATCGAACGTTTGAAAACGCAACTAATTTGCAAATTCAATTCCCGGCAAAAATCAATACTATAAACATACTGGAAAAATAGGAGTATTTCCCGGCTTGAAAAGTGCCAAAACAGGAACTTTATTCAACTAAAGTAAATCCCGCTTTTTGCACAAAAGCGGCTTTTCCCAATGGGGGATACTTTTCATTTTTGAGACGTTCCAGGCAGCAGGCCGAGTCCCCAGTACATCTTTCTCATTCATCCTCAAGAAATAACGAATTAGCGTAATATTTATATCAACAATCCCACCAAATCACCTCACCAGCCTCTCTTATTGGCAGCCAACATTGCTACTTTTTATCCTTCCCAATTTGTCAATAAATAATTTCTTGACACCTTTCCAACCCATCTCCTACCTTCCCAGGAGTACATTTCCCCCTGATAAAAATATCCCAAAATACACCCCTATACCTTCTTCCATACACACCCACAAATCACTCATTCCCACCCCAAAATACCTAAAAATGGCTTAAAATCGCTATTTTTCAATCGGTAGCTCATTCGGCAACTAGCTAGAATTTAACGTATTTTCGTTATATTTTAGCTAGTTTTCTTTTTATTTGTACCTTTTTACCCCTTATTTTGTTCCTTTTTAACCCAATAAAGTCTGAAAAACCTAGGATTCATGCGGTTTTTTCCGATGTGTACCATAAATGTACCGAAAATGACCATTCTTCGGAGCATAAAATACCTATTTGTACCCATCTGTACTCCCCTGTTACCATAAATAGACTGATCTGGCATCTGAACAGCACTCTCATAGACTTCAAAGACATACAAGAAGCATGATTGTAGCCTCTGGCAGCTTACACAGAACATATAAAGCATACAAAGCATCTGGATGTCCTTCATAGAGAACAATACCTCCCAGAAACATACCTTATTATAATAGGCGCCAAGAATGTTCGTATCCTGTATTAGATAGCTATTGAATTTTTGGCATTCTCATGGTATAATGAGTGTAGATAGCTATACAATACAGGATACGGTAAAGGAGTTAGTGATTGAATGACTGTGGTGGATATTTATAGCAGTCTTCCAGACAGGGTGTGGAGAGGGATCTCGCGTCTGAGGACGCTCGTAGGTTTACTCAAATTGAATCTATGCCGCTTGCGCGCCATAGCTTCAAGTCGAGTAAACCATTAAGAGATATTTTGTGATAGTTGTACTTGGATTGACGACCATGTATCTTCATACATATATATAATACAGACTCGTCAATCCAACTAAATTGAGTAGGAGGTTATATGGACAAGAAAAAATACGAGATCACATGGGAGATAATAGGTAAATTGAAGGATGGTCAGATTTTTTCTAATTTTTTAGAACTATCTACTTATCTTAATGTATTTGGCAAAAATGGAAAGCCATTAGATGGAACTAGCAAAAAACACTTTCTTGAAGAGCTGAATCGTTTCGTTGAGTTTAAAAAGGAAGGAAAACGCTTTGTTATTGTAAAGATTCGTCCAGACAATGAGGTACTTCCTCCTCTACCGACAAGAAACAAAGGAAAGTTCTCCTTGCGTCTGCAGAACCAGATTGCTTACCACCTACTTAGAGAATGTGACGGTAGTAGTTGGATGGAATTCTTTTGGACGCCAGCCGCAATACTACGAGCGTGTGGAATGACCAATAAGAATTTTTATCAATATCCAGAAGACCTACATGGTGAGGATACCTTTTGGGCTGAGATAATTGGTACACCATTAGAAAATATTGCTCGTGAGCAAATGGATGAGTTCAGAGAGAATTTAGCAGCGGATGCTGAGACGTTTCAGCAATGTACAAAATCTACGATGGTTGGGTACATTGAGTCTGCGCTTAAATCTATGGCAAAAAATAAGGAAATATTTTTTGAAGACTGCCCTGCCGTGTTTATAAACCATGACCCAGAAGAGTACCATATTCCATCTGAAGACCAAAAGGCCATTTATATGAAGATGTATACGAATGTGCTTCACGAATTCTATACGTCATCTGGTCGAGTGTGTCAGAGTGAACAAGACGTATTTCTGACCGGACGACTTCATGAGTTTTATGAAGAATTAGATAATAGATTCAAGGAAATTTTTACATATGACCTAGCACGACCGATGTACCATATTACGATTGAGCCGAACTCGTTGAAGCGATCTGCAGCACGGACGGAATATAAATTGCAACAGCAAAGCTTTCACGAAATGAATGATGCGATGTGTGAGAATATTCCAACGCTTTCTACCGTCAGAAGAGGTAGAGCGGTGTTGGAAGAAAATCCAGAATATTATAATGATGCTTCTCAACCACCGTTTCGCTTTGTGCATAGACAGTTAAGTGATGAGGTTCTTCAGCTCTTTATAGATGGAATGATTCGTGTTCCTGCGAATTCTGGAATTCCTCGTGCTGGATTTAAATGGTATGGGTCTTATAAGAGATAAGGAGACTTTATGAATAAAATTTATAATATAACACAAGATATGACTGATAAATTATATGAAGGCCAGGTTTTTAAAAATTTCCGTGCATTGTCTGAATATTTAAATATTTTGGATAGGAATGGATGTGCGGTATGCGGTAGTAGCAAAAGACAGATCATGGCCGAATTAAACAGATATGTTGTACTAGAAAAAGAAAAAGGAAGCTTCTGCTACACTGTAAAAAAGATTCGTCCAAAGACTGAAATTTTATCTCCTAGACCAAAGGGCGGGAATAACAAATACGGTTCAAACATCAAAGAAATCATTCGGTATCAATTATCTAAAATTTCACCGGAAGTTGAAAATGGTAATATTGATGTATTTTGGACATTGGATAATATAGCAAAAGCTTGCGGAATGATAAATGAAGATTTCGACAAGCCTTACACTAAAGTCTATGGTGATGAAGCAAAAGTCACGGATATTATTAACTTCAAAAGAAAGGTACGCAGTTCACTTAAAGAATACATTTATTATGCATTGGAAGAAATGAAGAAAAACAAAGAGTTCATCTCTTGTAATTATACTCCTGTTTTTATTAGTAAAGAGTTAGGCTGTGATAAGCTTCATATTCCTACAGAAGTAGAGCTACGAGACTATAATAATTTGTTCAGCAAGGTTATCCATAGTTTTAAAAAATCTTCAGGGGAAGAATGTGAGAACGAGCAAGACATTTTCTTGAGTGGGAAATCATCGTATTTTTATAACGAATTACAAAATAAATTTACAGATATATTTCCGTATGATTCAGTTTATTCTATGTATCATATTATAATTGATACAACTTCTATTAAACGTATGCGGAATAATACAAATGAGGAAACCTGTTTAGAGTGTGTTCACCGTTTAAATGACGCCATTTGCGAGAACATTCCGAAACTAGCAAATATAAAGCGCGGAAGAAAAGTACGAGAAGAATACATCGTATACACTCAAAATGGTGCGGAGACGTGTAGTGATTATGTTGAGAAATCTTTAAGTAAAACTGTTATTGAAAAATTAGTGTATGCATTGATTTACATTCCAAATGAACAAAAAATTCCATGTGAAAATTATATTTATAATGAGGTAGCCGCAAATGAATTTTGATAACCCTTATTGGATTGATTTAAAGGTAACTTATGAGTTCTACCAAGCATCTGGGCGCTTGCCGGAGTTCCATAAGAAACATGTTTGTACGAAGTGCCGGTACGAGATTCCATGCTTTACGACTTGTGGCGAGGTGCGATGCAAGTGTCGAGAGTTCAAGCCAAAGACTGTGCAGAAGGCTGACAAGTACCTACATATCAATGATTTCATGAACGATGTGGCTGCATTTGAGGCCGCTAGAAATATTTAAGGAGGACTAAGAGATGCGTGTACAGATTGGTAAATACATTATTAAAAACTGCGATGAGAGAAATCTCGTTATCGTTGAGCAGCGGCCAGCTGGCAAGAATCCAAAGACTGGTGAGATGGGCACTGGCGTAAAGGAGGTTACGGTTGGCTATTACCCGAACCTTGAATGGGCTTTACATAAGATTAAGGATTTGAATATTTCCGAGAGTGATGCTGATACAGTGGACGTTTTACTGGCAGAGCTTGAACAGATTGATGAGATGATTTCGCCGGGTGGCTGAGGAGGTCAAATGATGCGTACTTATGAGGATGTTGACGCAGAGATTAAACAGCTTGTGCGTGACATGAATAGTTCAAGTCTGACACGCAGCGAGTATGAGGCTGCTGATGATATGCTGGATGAGCTCTATCAGGAGCGTGAACGACTTTGGCTCAAGGCTATGGAAGATGGCGAGAATTGCTATCTGTAAAAGCCTAATTTTATATTTTATATTTTTCTTTATAGCTATACAATACAGGATACGCTTTAGAAGAATACGGAGGTGACTGCCGAATGGCAAAGCAGCAAACTTGCCAGAAGTTTGTTTTTAAGATCCATACGAAGCGTCTGGTTGAAGCAAAATGGGATTTAACCCTACCATTAGATGAAGCCAGACGAAACCACGAGATCATCTCGCTGGCTGATAGCACTGTTCTACGATGGATTGATGAGTTGAATGGTGTTACGGACGCAGAGGCTAAAGCACGGAGTATTAAGCGTAGAATCAAAATGCTACGGAATGAACCTTCTTGCTTAGAGAACCGCCGGGAAATTCGGAGATTATACACTGAGCTGGATGCAGTTCAGTTTAAGCCGGATTATATGTGTTTGGTGGTTGATAAGAAGAATGATTACCGCCGGGCATGTTCTCCGAAAGGATTTAAAATCAATGGAATCACGTATCGCCGTCTGGTTGGGACTACCGGTGGTGTTAAGAATAGCACGATTGTATTTGTGAGCGACCGTCTTGTTGACGAGATCCGCAAGCGAATCGATAATGGCCGTAACAAGGGTATGGAATTTGTGCCTGCAAAGTTAGAGGCTTATAGAGCCCTTGCTTGCTCTGCTTCTATTCCGGTCACTGACCCTGATGGTGTACTTGTTATAAATGATTGCTACACGCGCTTTAAAGACCATGTTGTTGTTCTGGACGATGGAGTGTCTGGAGAACCTACGATAGTTGAAGATAAGGAACACGATTGTGAGCTGTGTGCGAATGATGGGTTTGGACTTATTAGTTATGATCTTGCACAACAGTGGAGTGAGGATTTGAAGTTGCCATCTACCGCGTCTGGTTTTTGTGTGCGGAATGCGTTCTGTAAAGGCATGTTATTTCCCTTCCCTTTCCGTGAGTTCGCTAAAAAGGTAGCGAAACAGAATATGCTAAAAGACGCATGGGGAGATTATCGTGATATAAATAGGATTCAAGTAGTTCTTAGTACCTCTATGTTGAAGCTGTGGGATAGTTACCATAGTTGTGAGGACTATCTTGAAAACTGTAGAGAGAACCACTATCACTTCTCTGTAACCAAGACTTGTGAGTTGGAGCTTGATGAGGAGCGCAATCTGAATTATCAGTTTATCCAAAGCTATCAGCTTACGAATGATGAGATTCGTGAGATTGTAAAGCCGACTTTGGACGAAATCAAGGGCGTCATGGGCGGTGATTGGCGTGATGCGTTGCTGTATTTGCGTGGTAGTGGAATGCGTGATGACCCGAATTACATAAACAGTCTGGAAAACGACTATATTAAGGCTCTTATGATTGAGCCAGAAATGATTAACGACCCTTATGTGCAGAATCGGATTCGATACTTTATTAAAAAGCGAATCTCTCAGGCAAAAACGGGTGTTGTAAAGGTACGAGGGAATTTTCAAGTTGCGAGTGGCGATCCATATGCGCTTTGCCAGTCTATGTTTCGGATGGAGGTAACCGGACTATTGAAGGCTGGTGAGGTTTACAGTCGTTTTTGGAATGATAGAGACGTCAAGAGGGTTGCTTGTTTTAGAGCTCCTATGAGTCAGATGGCAAATATTCGGTGCATGAATTTGAATGTATCTGATGATTGCCAATACTGGTATCGCTATATGAAGTCCGTGTTTATCACCAATGCGTGGGATAATATGTGTGCAGCACTTAACGGTGAAGATTTCGATGCCGACCTTACATTTTCTACCGACAATAGAGTTCTCATTGATAAATGGGTAAATGAGCCGGTCGTTCTTTGTGTCCAGCGCAAATGCGAGAAAAAAGTTCCGACCGAAAAGGATTTTATTGAATCTAATATCAGCGGATTTGGAGATAATATTGGACGTACAACAAACCGAATTACAACGATGTTTGATGTACGAAGTAAATTTGAGCAAGGTAGTAAAGAGTACGATGAACTTACGTATCGCATTATCTGCGGACAGCTTTATCAACAAAACGCGATCGACAAAATAAAAGGCGTAGCTACGACAGATATGCCGCAATACTGGTATGACAATAAAGCTTGCGCCGTTAAAGACGATGATAATCCTGATACTATCGAGGATAAGAAGTTCTGGAGTAGTATTTGCGCATGGCGTAAGCCATACTTTATGAGCTACATCTACCCTGCTCAGATGCGTGATTACAAGCAGTATGTGGCCGCAGCTCGCAAGCGTATCAAGTGGGATGGATTTGCCGGTCTAGATGAGATTATGCAAAAGACCGTCAAGGACGATGTGGATGAAATGGTTATCCAGTATTACCTCTATCGGATGCCGGTCGGAATCAATTCTTGTACCATGAACCGCCTATGCTGGACTGTTGAGGATGAGCTGGAAGATTTTGAAGAAGAACTCAAGATAAAGCGCAAGTTTGATTACGACTTGCTCAAGTCTGGTGTTGAGTATACCAACTCTCAGTATTATGGCATCCGCTCTATCTTTAAGGACTACTTGAGGTTTGCTCGTGGTAACGCAATCCATTCTGGCAACGGAAACAATAATAAAGAAACCGGCGCAGATCGCAAGGAGCGCATTGCGCTGTATCAGGAAAGTATGTTCCGCAATCTTCATGACAAGTGTTCTAATGACGATGTGCTTTGCGACATTCTGCTTGATCTTTGTAAAAAGAATGCATCCAGTATTGCAATCGTCTGGGAGTTGTTTCATGATACTTTGATTAAACGCTTATTGGAACGCCATAATGGTATGGTGCATTCTCTTGTGCAGGATGAGAATGGCGATATTGAATATGACGGCAAGCGTTTCAAGGATGTGTTGGTTGACATGAATAGCAAGGAGGATGCGGATGATTGTATTGAATGAAGTTCTTTACGCTGAAGAGTGGCTAGAGAAGGATGTGCCTTGGAAGAAAGCGGGGCATGTTTTGCATTATGTAGCGAAGTATTATTTCTATAAGGGATACTCAAAGGATGACGTAAGAGAAAAGCTTAACGAGTATATGCTGCGTCATTTTGAAGGGTACAACAAGGTTCTAGATAGAGAGCTGATTGATAAAGCAATTGCTTCTGCAAAGGGTCGTCCTATGGTGGAACTTGATGGTGTGTGCATTACGAAGGCTGAGGTAGAGAAGATTCAAGCACTTGAAGGCAAGCAGATGCAACGCCTGATGTTTACGATGCTGTGTCTGGCAAAATACCATATTGCTGTTAATGAAAAATGCAACTACTGGATCACGGAAGATACGGCTGATATTTTCAGGATGGCAAACGTATCTGTAAACGAGAAAAAACAGAACGAGATGATCTGTGAGTTACATAATCTTGGCTTTATTGGGTTTGCTAGCTTGAAAAAGATTGACAACTTGAATATCCATGTTTTGATTGCAGAGCCTGACTCTCCTCATGAGATTTTCGTGGACGATTTTGAGAATGCTGGTATTTTATGGAGCCAGTATTGTGGGAAAGAATACATCAAGTGTGATTGTTGCGGGAAGATGGTTGCTCGCACCGGACGCAGGCAAAAATACTGTCGTAAGTGCGCCAAAAATGTAAATATTGAAAAAACCGCACAAAATAGAAAAATGTTTGATTTATGAAATGTGAAAAAGTGCGATATTTTAACGTAGATACGTTATAATTTTACATATATAGAGTAAAACACAGTGCGGAAAGTTATGGTGGGGAGAGAGCGAGGACGCTTGTTTTCTTCCTACCTATTTTATTTTGAAAGGGTGTTTTTACCTAATGATTGAAATTACTAAGTCCGAAGCGAAGGCCGTGCGAAAGGTCTTCCCTCATGCTTGCATTGCAAAGACCCGTCACAAGCGGTATCTGGAAGAGTCTGCTCGATATCTTGAGCTACTTCCTTTTAATATTGCCGCTGTTGAGATGCTGAAGCAGATGCAGAGTAACGCACGTTACTAATCTTTGAAAGAACGAGGTATAGACTATTGGACTTTGAAATTCAACTGCCAGAAGAGATTACCAACCTGATGAATGGTGGCGGTCTTCCCTCTCCTGAGATGATGAACTTCTACGTTGATGAGAAAGATCGCATCTTCTTTATTGACTTTGAGATTGACCAGTCTCTGATTGAAATTGAGCGCAAGATTCTACAGTACAACCGTATTGATAAGGATACTCCTGTTGAGCAGCGTAAGCCTATTAAGCTGTTTATTTACAGCTATGGTGGCGAGCTGGATGCTATGTTCAGCTTTATTGATGTTGTTGCACTGAGTAAGACTCCTGTTTGGACGATCAACGCAGGTATCGCAATGAGTGCTGCTCTTGTGATGCTGCTGTCTGGTCAGAAACGCTTTGCTCTGCCTCATTCTACTGCGCTGATTCACAGTGGCTCTGGCGGTGCGCAGGGTACTTTTGAGCAGTCTAAGATGGCTATGGACTACTACGAGAAGCAGGTTGTGAAGATGCGTGAGTATATTATGGCTCACTCTACTATTGATAAGAAGACCATGACCAAGAATAAGGCTAAGGATTGGTATCTGGATGCTACTGAGCAGGTCAACTTTGGTATCGTAGATAAGATTTGCGATGATGTGGATGAGTTCAATTAAGGGAGAGTAAATATATGGCTTCTGATAAGACTGAAATGCGTAAGAAGAAGGATATTCCGCAGAGTTTGGATGAGTATTCCAGTTTTTATGGAATGGAACTCGATCCAGAACAGAAAATTTTTAGAGATGCCATCTGGGACCCTAATATTGATGTAGTCTTTGCGAATGCCCGTGCCGGAACCGGCAAGACCACAATTGCTGTTGGTGTTGCTGACTTGCTTGTCAAGTATGGTCGTTACAATGGCATTGTGTATATTGTATCTCCTACTCAGGAAGAGAAGCAGGGTTACCTTCCAGGAACTCAGGAACAAAAGAGCGCTCCGTATATGGAGCCACTTTTCGAGGCTCTTGAAACTATTGGTGTTAATCCAAATACGGCAGTAATTGCTGATGAAAATCCTGAAAGTCAAAAGTATGGTGCGTACATCCAGTGTGCCGCACATACTTATATGCGAGGTGTCAACTTTGAGAACAAAGTTATTATCCTCGACGAAATACAGAATTTCACTCTAGCCGATGCGAAGAAAGTCATTACGCGAGTGAAAGACTCGTGTCTCCTCATTGCAATCGGACATTCTGGTCAGTGTGACTTGTACAAGCACCCGGAACGGTCGGCACTGATTCCGTACATGGAGCATTTTAGAGGTCATGACCGTACCGCAATTTGTGAGTTGAATACAAATCATCGTGGTTGGATTAGCACTTGGGCTGATGCTCTTGAATGCTAAAATACTTCAATTTTGAAATAAAATACAAGGGAGAATAAAATTATGGTTGCTAAGAAGAGTGTTGTTTTTAAGAACGCTATTATTGATACTGCCGAGGGCACTATCACCGAGATCACCAAGGACGGCGAGAACGTCTTCAATCTGAAGGAAGCTCTGGCAAAGTGGGATGGTATTGAGGGCGTCACCATCAATATTTCTACTTCTGATGAGCTGCTGGGCGACCCGGCTTGATGCCAATGGGTTGCTATAATAAACGGCCAGAAGAAACGAGTGATGACTTCTTTGTAAGAATCGGGAATGCTGTTCTGGCTAGAGAGTTGACTTGGGATGGCGCAGCCAAGGTACTCAATGATGAGTTGGGTAAGAATTTTGGTGAGTGCGCATATCGCAAGCGTTTTAAGGCATTCCGTGCGGGTATGCAGTATCAGGAGTCCTTATCTAATAGAGATGTGGGAACCTGCATTCTGTCTATTTCCGACCTACATATTCCATTCCAGAAGCCCATTGAGACTTTTAGTGAGTATGCTGGAAAGATTGATATCCTTCAGGTAAACGGAGATTGCGTAGACGCAGCTGCCCTGTCGCGTTTTTCGCGTGTGTATCGGCAAAATCCAATGGATGAAATTTTGTTGGCAAGACAGTATCTGATTGACTTGATTGAAATGCTTCAACCCAAGAAGGTTGTTGTTAATTACGGTAATCATGATATTCGATTTCAGAATTATCTTGCCAAGAATATTGATGAGGATTTACTTGCCTTAATGCCAAAGACAGCACTCGAATTGATTCTTGTTGATGGATTCAACCATTATAACAAGGAACTTCATACAAAGGTTCATTATGACCCTTTGATTGAGGTGTTTAGTGCAGAAGGCATCGAAATCATTTACAACGACAGTTGGTACAGCCAGATAGGAAGCACGGTTCTGTGTCATCCTATGGCGTTCTCATCTGGAATTTTGAAAACAAGCGAAAAAGCGCTACGCTATTTTCAGGATATTGGATTTGATTTTGATTCGCTGGTTATGAGTCATGTACATCGTGTCGGCTCTTATTCTGTTGGAAAGTATAATCTATACGAGCAGGGCTGTTGTTGTGATACTTCAAAAATGGAGTATGCAGACGGTAAACTGACCACTCCGCAGCGAGAGGGTTTCATTGTTGTCTATCAGGACAAGGATGGAAAGTTGATTGAGAGTAAAACGCATATTGTGCGTTTGAATTAAAAAGAAGTACGACCGCAAGGTCTGCTTTGGACATCATTTGTTGTCTCCTTTTCTATGCCCGTAGGCTAGTGTCTACGGGTTATTTGCCAGGGTAGCATAAATGGATAATGCAGCTGACCTGTAATCAGCAGACTGTCGGATCGTACCCGACCTCTGGCATTGGTGTTCCGCCACCGTAAGTGCGGACCATTAAAGTTTAAAACAAGCGTTTTATCAACACGAGAACAATTCAACTTAGCTCGGATAGCTTGATGGATGCTTGTTTTATATGGGGATGTAGCTCAGTTGGCTAGAGCACGGGATACTGATCAACCCGATAGGTCGAGGGTTCGAGTCCTTCCATCTCCATGACTATATTGCTATTCCCTACTCTTCGAAAACAAGAAGCAGCAATATATGGAAAGTGGGGCTATTATGGCATCATGGCAGAGTCTGGTTTATTGCGAATGGCCTGAACCCATTTGTGCCGCAAGGCACCGGAGGTTCGAATCCTCCTGATGTCGTGTCCTTTTCCCGGAGGGCTTATAATTAAAACCGGTTCCCTACCACCGGCTAAAAGGTAGGATTTTTAACGCAGGTGATAGTGCCGATGTACTAACCAGCCTCATAAGCTGTGTTTGGGTGGGTTTGACTCCCACACCTGCACCCAGCATCTCCCCTTTTGCAAGCCTGCCGTCAGTTTTCTACTCCATCTGGCGGTAGGTTTATTTTGATTATTATGCCGGTTCGCCGGCAGGGCGAGGTATGCTCACGACATTTATGTCGATAACATAGAAAGCTCAAATAGATGATTAGTCTCTCACCCGCCTACTTGCAGTGCGTACCATGTGAGAGACGCTTTTTAAGAACAGAACCCACCAAGCATATCAACGATGCGTATTATGGTGGGTCCTCAATAAAATGAAACACTCTCGGCCTCTGCTACGCAAGCACATTAGAGGGTGTATTTGCTGCCGTAGGATGTGCGCACGTTCTACGGCTTTATTTTTGATTTTGATTGGAGGTGTATTGATGCCGAGAAAGAAAAAGGTACTAGATTCCGTCGAGGCATCTATACCTACCAAGGAAAAATGGGAATGTACTCGTTGTGAACATTCGTATGAAACTCCCACTGGACATTTTTATAAAAATAGTTTTTCTCAATTATTTAAAAATCGAGGTGGGTTCTCTACTCTTTGTAAGGAATGTGTCAATGAATTATTCGATGAGTACACGAAACGATATGAGAGTGAACGTACAGCATGTATGATTCTCTGTCATATGTTGGATTTTCCATTCTATAACAGTCTTTATGATTCTATTGTTCAGAACTCCGGCTCTTGCAAACCAGGAATGTACGCCAGAGCTCTCTCGTGTCGGCAGTATCAATTCCAGACATTTGCAACCGTTCTTACAAATGGTGAATTGAATAAGAATGCTCTGGATGTTCGAGATGAAAAAGAACAAAAGTGGTCAAAGGCTGAAATTCAAGCTCGTGATGATGTTGTTTCGGTTGTCGGATACGATCCGTTTGAAGGACACTCTGAAAACGACAGACGTTATTTGTTTAGTGACCTTATTAAATATTTTGAAGATGGTATTGAGGACGATCCTTATAAGCTATCTCAGATTATTCAGGTTGTCATCAATAACGGCCAGATTCGTAAGATTGATTTCAGACTTGCACAGCTTGACCCGATGAATTCAGCAGACACTATTAAGAGCCTGAATGATATTAAGGTCAAGTTGGTTTCTAACAACGATAAGATTGCCAAGGAAAACGAGATTTCTGTCAAGAACCGTTCTAATAAGGATGCCGGACGTAATACGCTTACATTCTTAATGAAGGATATGCGTGAAAAGGATATTGCTGGTGCAGAAGCAAACTTCTACGACCAGTTACGGTCTCCGGGCACTCAATGGGCGGCAGATATGAGTGTTAAGGCAATCAAGGAAAATGCTTTCTTTGACGAAAATGACATGCAGGAAATTTTCGATACACAAAGAGAACTGATTGATAAGTTCCAGAAAGAAAGTGATGACGCTAAGGAAAAATACAGACTGTCTCTTATTGAGAATCAGCGGCTAAAGGAACTGTTGGAAGATGCAGGTATTGATGCAAACGCAAAAGATACGGACGGTGATGCCGTATGAAAATGAAGCAAAGAGCGCCTATCATTACAGCCGTAAAACGTAAGATTTATGAGTGTGATGCGGCAACGATTTCATTCTATCGGCGTAATCCTGTTATTGCAGCCAGAGATTTATTAGGTATCCAACTATTTGACGCTCAGGCATATATGCTGGAACAAAGCTGGAATGCAAGTCATGTTCTTTGGGCGTGTAGTCGAAATTTTGGTAAGTCTTTTGTAGGTTCAGTTTTTATTCTACTGAAGGCTATGTTGTATGAAAACCAAGCTATTTATATTGTAAGTAGCGTTGGTGATCAGAGTAAGGAAACTTTTAATAAAATCGAAGAAATTGTCACTCGTGTTGGTAAAACAGCTGCGTCTATTCGTAGTCTGCAAGATATTGCAGAAAAAGAAACGAAAAAGTCTGCAACAAATAAGAGTGGCTTTAGTCATAATCCCGCCGGGTATGTTGTTGAGTTTTACAACGGTAGCTCTATTAACACGCTAAACTCCAATCCGGATTCTAATAGAAGTAAATTTTTTAATTACGTATTATTGTTCTAAATAAATCATTGATGAACGGGACAATAATCAAAGAGGTATTTTATGAAAAGATGGACAAAAGAAGAAGAGCTATATTTAAGAGATAACTATTATATTTTGTCTCCGCAAGAAATAGCAAATCATCTTGAACGCACAAGAAAAAGTGTTATATTTAAAGCTCATGAAATGGGCATAAGTAAAGACGAGAGATGGTCAGAAGAAGAAATTCAAAAATTAAAAGAAAACTATTCAACACATTCTTTTAAAGAACTTATGGAGATTCTTCCTGGACGAAATCGAAATGCGATACAGCTCAAGGCAAGTAAGCTTGGAATCACGGAAAGAAAAAATGTGTTTGATTTTAGATTTTTTGAAAATATTGACACCGAAGAAAAAGCTTATTGGCTTGGATTTTTCTATGCAGATGGTTTCGTTTTAGATAGTTCAAATTCTCATTCAAGGAATTATGAAGCTGGAATAAAACTTTATAAAGGAGATTACAAGCATTTAAAGAAGTTCAATAAATCCATTAACGGAAATCTTCAAGTAACGTTTGAAACCAGAACCTGTTCTTTTAATGGAAAGCCACAAGAATCGTGTAATATCCGATGCTACTCAAAAGAAATGGTTCATGATTTAGAGTCACATGGATGTGTACAAAATAAAACATTCGTTATCGAAGTCCCTGATATTGATGCTAATTTAATGCATCATTTTATCAGGGGTTTTTTTGATGGAGATGGTTGTATTTGTACAGATAGTGCTATTCGGAAAACCGTCGCAATCAATTTTTGTTCGGCAAGTCTAAAAATGCTTGAGCAAATGAGAACAATTCTATATAAAGAAGGAATTTCTTCATATATCACGGACGAAAAAGGTAGAAATACATACAGGCTATACATTCGTGGTATGCAGAATGCAGATAAAATGTGGAACTATATGTTTAGCGACGCAACTATTTATCTTGACAGAAAAATAGAAAAGAAAAAACGCCTATACGAAGAATATGATTTAGCACAACGTTTGCTTCGCCGGTCAGAAATGGCCGGTTAATTTAAAAAGTGAGGAAGAAATCTGGAAGGCTGAGAAGCTAATCAGAGTGGAAGGCTATGCTTAAAAACATAGTCACACGCAGAGCATAGAGAGTGAACCTGTATCAGAATATAATCTCTCCACGAGTCCTCGCCCCTTAACAGGTAAAACTGAAGGTGAAAAGATATGCCGACCTTACGAAAATAATAATCGTAAGAAGTTTGGGATAAAAAGCCCAAACGATAACATATGAGACGTGCTACACTTGTGTTCTTTGACGAAGCTGCATTTTGCTCCGACGAACTGATTGTTGTCTGTGAAGCTTTTGCCACTCAGAATACTGACTTCGTGACTGATACGGATGATTCTTATAACCCTGAAACCCAGCCTCGCAAGGTTCCTACACAGCTTGTGTATGCTTCGAGTCAGGATACAATGGATAAACTATTCTATCGTTATTATAAAAACTTTGCAAAGCGTATGATTGCCGGTGACCGTGATTATTTTGTTTGTGACATGATTTGTGATGTTGCAATTCAGGTTTATATGAACGGCAAGCCGTACAAGGCTCTGCTGACGAGAGATAAAGTTGAAGCAGCTCTAAAGTCAAATAAAATGAAGGCGTTGCGTGAATATTATAATCGCCCAAGCCGTGATGGTGGCGTAAACCAGATCATCAAATGGGGTACGGTTCGTCGCAATGAGCGAAAGTATATCCCACAGCTTTATTGGGATAAGAACTATCAGTATATTCTTGCGTTTGATCCTGCCCGCACAATGGATAACTCTATTGTTGGTGTTATGCGTATTTATAACGATCCAGAAAATGGCATGTGTGGCGACATTATAAATTGCGTGAACATGGTCGACCTTGCGAATGAGAAAAAATTCAAGCTCGATTCTAATCGTCAGCTTGAGCAGTTGCATGAGTTGATTCTACATTACAATGGTCAAAATCCTGATTACGAGTACATTGATAGATTGATGATTGACCAAGGCGCAGGCGGCGGCGGTACTTCCACATATGCGGACGGTTTGCTTAACAATTGGACTGATAAAACAGGCGCAGAACATCGTGGTTTTATCGACGCAAATCATGAACTATATGAAGGGTATGATGCCCGTTACCCAGATGCTGTTGATAAGCTACGTCTAATTAGTCCTCGTAAATTCCGTACTGCAATGGTTGAGGAATTTATTGAGCTGATGAATCTTGGTGTCATTCACTTCCCTCTTGAATATAACGGTGGAGATTACGTTCAGGTAGTAGACGGTGTGGATAAATCAACTGGTCAAGAAATTTTGAAGACGCATGAACTCTCCTTAGAGGAACAGACTGCGTGGGTTAACATCGACTTGATGAAGAACGAGATTACAAGTATTCAGAAAACGACAAACTCTGAAAATACGACCGTAACATATGCTTTGGCACCCGACGTTGCCAATAAAATTCACGATGATAGGTTTTATGTTGCAATTTTGCTTGCTCATCGTCTATACGAATTACGTCGTAAGGATAAAGTGCGCCAGTCTGCGGTGGAGACAATGACTGCTCCGCCGATTTGTATTTCTAATATTGACTTCTAAGCAGAGGAGGTGAAAATGTGGCAAGAAAGAAAAAGGAAGATTTTGATGTCGTGACTGCTTCACAAACAGATGATGGTACTGTTGTTATTACCTCTTTGAATGAGCTTTCAGAAGAGAGAATGAATAACGTTATTCGAAATGCAGTTGCATCTTATGACCCTGAAAACAAGCAGTACAGTACATATCTGAAAATCTCAGCCTCCTCTGAGACACTGACAGTTGACCGAATTGATGAGCTTGCACGAGGGTTGCAATCGAGCCTGACGAATGTGCAGACGGTCAATGGAATTATCCGCAATTACATCAACAAGGATGACTTGATTGGTATTACCTATGATGCGATTGAGGCGAATGTTAATACGGAGTTCAAGTGCAGTTTTGCACAGTTCCCTGAACAGCGCAATAAAACAAAACAGGTAAATTATGCCCGTGAAGTGATTGATGACTTCAATGCGCAAATCAATGTGAGAAGTCTGCTGCGTGCTGCTATTCCGATGACTTATGCCGAGGGCACTTATATTACATATCTGCGTCAAAAGGACGAGAACTATATTGTAGACTACTACCCTCTTGGTATTGCTGAGATAAGTGATTACCTATCAAATGGACAGCCTGTTGTGCTTATCAATATGTCTAAGCTAAAATCTGCTTTGAGCAAATCTATGCTGAAGGACAAGAAGAATAAAGCACTGTTCTTTGAAAATCAGGAGACTGAGATTCAGAACAACTATCCAGATGAGGTGTATCAGGCATTTAAGAATGGTGATACATATGCAAAATTGGATGTTGACCATTGTGGTGTGATTCGTATTGGCAACATGGGGCAGAAATATGGTGTCTCTCCCCTGTTCCGCGCATTACGTCCGGCATTGATGCTTGAAACTTTTGATACTTCAGACCGTGTAAATGCTAAGGCAAAGGCAAAGAAAATCATCTGGCAACAGCTTGACCCTGAGTTGATGGGACCAAACAAAGATAAAAAGGGCTTCTCTGAACAAGTGACGGCGCACGATAACCTGCTGCGTGCATGGAAACAAAATACCGTGCTTGTAACAACCGCTCCTTATGTAAAGGATATCAAGTATGTTGAGCCAAAAGTTGAGATGACAAATATCGAGACTGTCAAACAGTATCGTAACCGAGAAATGGCTGCTTTGGGTATCAGTTTCTTGAACACAGATGGTCAGCAGACTGTTTCAACTGCGAAGGTGTCTCTTGACCAGCTGATGAAAAACATCGGCAAGATTGCAGAACAGATTGAAGATGTATTAAAGCGATGGTATCGTATTCGCCTTGAAGATGCAGGTGTAGACCCGATGTACTGCCCTGATGTGAAGGTCTCTACTACTGAAATGATGGGTATGGAGATGAAGAAGGCGATTGCTCAGTTCCTGTTTACAACTTTGAATTGCTCTTACAAGACTGCTTACGAGTATATGGGACTTCACGCTGAGGACGAACTACGCAAGCGTCAGGCTGAAACCGAGGAAGGTTATGACGATGTGTTTGTGGCTCGCCAGACCTCTTATACATCGACCGGTAGTTCCGGCGGTGGTAGTGACAGTGATAAAAAAACAGGCCGTCCAAAGGGCGAGGAAACTGAAAAACAAATTTATGATCAGCAGAGAAATGAAGATAGTAAGTGAGGTGATGAACGATGAGTAAGGAGTATTTCTATAGTAGAAATATCTGTTGCTCTGAGATTACGGAGCATTCAGACCACTATCTTGCCAAGTTTGTCATCTGTGACTTCTCAGTAAATGGGAATCAGGTTGCTTTGAACCGTGACACCGTTGAAAGTTGGATGAGCACACTGGTTGGCAACCCGCTTGTTGGTAAGTTGGTCGTAGCTCCAAAGGGTGAACTGGATTTTTCAGGTCACAATATGAAAGTCGTCACCAGAAAAGACGATGATGGCAATGAATATAAGACTGCCGAATTTGACACTGATGCATTCGGTAGCTTTCAGTCAGTCGGTATCGAGAAAATTGACGATACCGACTTTATTGTTGCCTCTTGTAAGATCTGGAAGCGATATCCAAAGGCTTGTGCGACGATTCTACGTCGTATTGAGAGTGGCACGTTAAACACCAGTTGGGAAATTGATGTGCTGAAAGCTCATAAGGGAATCGTGGGTGGCCGCATGGCAAAAATCATTGACGATGGCGTGTTTACTGCACATTGTTTGCTTGGTGCAAATGTTGAACCGGCATATAAGTGCTCTAAACTGCTTGAAGTCGCTGAAACCGATTTTGGTCTTGAATTGGCAAATGCCTATATCGAGGATACAAAAGAGATTTCAAATACAGAATCTAATGAAAAGGAGGCAAAAAATTTGGAACTGAATAAGGACAAGGAGACTCAGACCGCACAGGTTGAGAATCCAACCGAGACTGAGCAGGCAGAACAGACCGCTACTGAGTCTACCACAGAGCCAACCACTCCGGCAGAGCCTGATGTTCAGACTTCCGAGGAAGGCGGTGAAACTCCTCCCCCGACTGAGCCTGAAACCGGTACTGAGCCTACTGGTGAGCCAAAGCCGGAGTCTACCACTGAGACTTCCAGTTTGACCGGTCATGACCTGTACGAGAAGCTGAATGAGGCTGTTGTGAAGTTTAATTCAGATATGTATCTAGCCGAAGTATTCCCCGAAGATCACACTATCTGGTGTAAGAAATTCGGTCGTTGTATGAACGATTTGGATTACATCATGTTCTCTTACACCGTTGAGGGTAACGAGGTTTCTCTTGGCGAGCCGCAGCGTATCACTCTGACTGTTTCTATTTCTGATGTTAACACCAAGATTGCGGAGCTGAATAACACTATTGCAAGTCTGAACACTGAGTTGCAGAGTGCAAAGGAAGAGGTTGCTTCTCTGGCTCCATATAAGGATCAGGTAGAGAAGGTAGAGGCAGAAAAAGCGGCTGCAGAGCTTGCACAGAAGAAGGAGGATCTGCGTCAGTACGCACTCTCCAGCAAGATGATTACTGAAGCTGAAGTTTCCGAGGGTGGCGATTACGCAAGTCTGATTGAGAATCTGGACGAGACCGGCATTAAGAGTGTGATTGCCGAGCGTTGCGTTGAAGCAGCCAAGAAGGCTCTTGTCGAAAAGAAGATTGAGATCTCTGAGGTACATAAGTCTGAGAGTATCAAGCTGAATTTGAATGAAACCAAGTATAACACCACTAACGCTAACAAGCGTGACGCATGGCGGGAATATTTGGGTAAGTAATAACATTTGAGAGAAAGGAAAAATATTATGATTCGTGAACTGATGGTGAACGGCGCGAAGAATATTCCCGCTAACTATGCCGCAAAGGTCGCTATGGTCACCGGTATGGGTGTTCAGGTTGATCACAAGGCTGGTCAGGTTGAGTTCCCTGACGCAGCTACCGCTGAGGGCATCGAGATGGTTGCCCATGAGTTTATCCCGGAGGGCATCTATGCAAGCCAGACTAATTTTGATGACTATGATGAGATGGTCACCGAGATTAAGGAGGGTGTGCTGGTGAAGCGTGTTCCTCTGTATGCTGGCGAGCTGTACGGCACGGACCAGTATAAGGCTGCTGATGCACAGGATACCAATATCGGCAAGCTGCTGGAGGTCAACATTGACGGTAAGTGGCAGGTTGCTACCACTGGTACTTCTCGCTTTGAGTTTGCTGGTGTGATGGATGACAACGGCCACAAGCTGATTATGATCAGTGTGCTGCCCGAGGCAAAGACTGTTGTTTGATTGAGAGAAAAATCTTGAATATGATACGTGAAATTTAAGGCTATCGTCTTTTGGCGGTAGCTCTTTTATTTTGCGCGAAGAGAAAGGAAATGAATTATGGCACTGAATATTGAAGTGGCCGAGCTGATGAAGCAGCCTGGTCGTGTTTATGAAGTTGCTGAGAAGACTCAGTACAATCGCGCTATGGATGCCGAGGACAAGGAAATTGCTGAGGTTGTTGGTGCTCATGTCGAGGAGCTGATTGACAAGGGCGACCCCAACAAGGAAATTGCTCAGTTTGTTAACCGCACCGTTACTGATGAGCTGTATGGCGCACCTGATGAGCTGCTGGACTCCATGTTTGAGCGTGGTAATGTTGGTGAGTTTGATGATTACGAGGCAGGTCGTACTGTTAAGAACACTCTGAAGGCTTATGATGCAGCTAAGGGCGGCAACGTGCCGAAGTCTTACCTGCACTACGAGACCATTAAGCCCGTCTGGCGTAATAAGCAGATCGAGGCTGATCTTAGCTATGTGGAAGTAAGACGTAATGCTTGGAAGAGTGTGGCAACTCTGACCACCTTTATGACTGAGGCTCTGAAGAACCAGATGTTCTATGACATCTTCAGCATGGTTGATGACGCTATCACTGGTGGTGAGCAGAAGATTGATGCACAGGGTAAGGAGCCCACTATGCAGGATATGGACGCTCTGGCTCTGTATCTGAATGAGTACGCAGATGGTGGTAATCCCTTCACTGTCAGCCTGATGAAGTATTGTGCTAAGATGCGTCGTATGACTGGTTACGCTGAGTATCTGTCTGACGCAGCTAAGGATGAGTTTAACCGTTATGGTCTGGTTAAGACTTACGATGGTGTTGCTATCACTGGTATTAGCTCTGCCAAGAAGCTTGGTGATGGTTCCCTGCTGATCCCGGATTAAATTTATGTAAATTTACGTAATATAGTCCAGTCGTGATGTAAATCACGATAACAAATACACATTGAATTGCTGGAAAACCCTAAAGCTACAATTACCAAAACAGAAGGATGAAATATGCCTAAATGAATGGTTATGAAAGTAGAAAGAAAATTGTAGATAGTGCAAGGTTAAAACCTAAACACTAAATAGCAATGGGCAATCAGCAGCCAAGCCTCGAATAGAGGAAGGTTCAACGACTATCCGCGTGGGAGCGGTTAGGATGCAAGTGTTTGGCATCCGAAGTAGTGTGCCCCAGTTTTTACTGGGTGAAGATATAGTCTTCACTCGTATGAGAGTACGAGGTTGCTAGATGCAACAAGAACGGAGTAGCGTCCGATTATAGTGTTTATCTAATATTTTGATTTAACCAGATGTTGTGTAGAATGTCTGGCTTTTATTTTGCAAGAAAGGAGGTAGCATGGATGACACCAATGAGAACGACAGAAGACTTCAAAAAAGAAGTGTCTGATGTAAACCCAAATTTTGAAATTTTATCCGAATATAATGGTCTTCGAAAAAAGATTACCAGGAAATGTAAAGTATGCGGTGATGTACGTGAAGTACAGGCAAGAATGTTGCTTGATAATCGTGGGTGTCAAGCATGTGTTGCCTCTAAGCGTGGAGCAGAAAAAAGAAAGTCGCCAATACAATTTTCCACGGAGCTGTTTGAAGTAAATCCTAATATTGAGTTGTTATCTGAATACACAACAAACAATACGAGAGTGCATTGTCGTTGTAAACTTGATGGGCATGAGTGGAATGGCATACCTCATACATTGCTTGATGGACATGGGTGTCCAGAATGTTATCGACGGATTGCAAACAGACGAACGGAAGATGAATTCTTAAAAGAAATGCGTGAACGATTTCCTACTATTCATGTTCTTTCAAAATATGTCCGTGTTGCTGTGAAAGTGGATTTTGCATGTGATGTTTGCGGTTACCATTGGACCGCAATTCCTGATACGATACTTAATAATAAAAATTCTGGTTGTCCAAAATGTGCTGGGAGAGCACATATTTTAGAGTCTGAAATGATAGAACGACTAAGAACGGTTTCTCCAAGTGTTGAGTATTTGAGCGGATATAAAAATATATTATCTCATGCAAATTTTAAATGTAAGAAATGTGGTTACAAATGGTCAACAGCTGTCAATTCAGTTCTTGGCTGGCATGGATGTCCAAAGTGTTGTTCTTCTCATGGTGAAGAAAAAGTATGCAATTATCTCGATAGTCATGGAATTGATTACATACGAGAATACCGTTTTAAAGATTGTAAAAATGAACGGCAGCTTCCTTTTGATTTCTATATACCATCAAAAAATACTTGCATTGAATACGACGGGCAACAACATTTTATGCCTGTTAGGTTTAGCAAGAGTGTAACCGAATCCGACTCTATTAGTACATATAAAAGTCAGCAAAAGAAAGATTCTTTAAAAACAGAATATTGTAATCGTAATGGAATTAAACTTATCAGAATTCCCTACACAGATTTTGATAATGTAGAAAATATTTTAGATAAACATTTTTCTTAAAAATTTTGGAAACGTATTTATGGTATTGCGGGCAAGATCGGAAGACTTGACATGAAGGGTGAGACTCATACTTACGAGGATCACGACAACAACAACGAAAAGATTCATCTGACGGTTAAGGACTTTACCTTCGGCTACAGCATTGATCATATCGAGCGTGTTGCTAAGATTGTTCTGCAGTAATTTTTACCAAAGGCAAATCTGGGCGGGGACTTTGCGGTCTCCGCTTTTATAGAAAAGGAGACAAATTATGAGTTCCGTGATGGAAAAGAAGTTTATTGACGTTCTGAACTGCGACGATAACGTGGTTACCATTTCGTCACTGAACGGTAAGGGCTATACTTTCGAGCCAGGCAGTGTGGAAGAGCCTTGTGTGATCCCTATTCCGCCGGAGGAGATCATGTATATGAATAGCACTTGTTTTGCGTTCAAGAATGGTGTTCTGCGTTTTCGCTCTGAAGAGCAGAATGAAATCTTTAAGGCTATTGGCATTAAGGGCGACGATGTTCTATTCATTGAAGATATTGATGATGCGATTTTGAATCCTACTGTCGAGAATCTTCAGCGTATGATTGACATCAAGGATAGTGCTCAGTTTGAGCGTATTCGTGGTCGCTTTTATCGTATGACCAACGCTGGTGAAGACCTATCTACTAAGGTCAAGCGCTTGATTGACGAGCGTTATAAGGAGCTCCGTGCTGGCAAGCGTAATAGTGAGCTGTCTGTTGTACCTGCGACTAAGTCTGCTGATAATGTTCAGGCTGAACTTGAAACTGCAAAGAATCAGATGGCTGAAATGCAGAAGCAGATGCAGGCTATGATGGCACAGATGCAGTCTATGATGGCCGGTGCACAGACTGTTGCATCGGATAATTCTGTAGAAAAGACTACTGTTAAGCGTGGCCGTAAGAAAGCAGAGGCAGAAAAGGCGGAGGTCGTTCCCGCCGAGTAAGATTGGAGGGATAATGTGACCGCATTTTCTGAAATATACGACAAGTTCTACGAGCTGGTTGAAACTGATAGTAATTTCTTTCAGTATTTTGACCTGAGCGAGAATGAAGTAAGAAACCTTGTGCATGACCGTGCAAAGAGTTATTTAATGGAGTCGCTTTCTGTTATTTTCAGAAATATTGATCCTGAAGAGAATTTCAGCTTTGATGATTATGATTCGGAGTTAGAAGAGTTCAATTCAGACCTTACATACGACGAAATTGATATGCTTGCGCACCTGATGCTAGAACAGCATTTCAAACGAGAGTTTGGAAAGCTAAAAGCATTCAGCGCACAAGACCTTCCTACAAGTTTACAGGTATTCTCCCCTGCTAATGAGCGTGCGAGTATTCGTGCCCTTGTGAAAGACATCCATGAGGAGAATATGACGATGTTGGACAATTATATGGCAAAAGACCGCTCTACCCGTAAGCGTAAGACCATCGATTATGATACATACGCTTCCTACTCTGAGTAAGGAGGTACATCGATGGACTTTTATACGAGGGCACGAGCCGTTGGCGGTGCCGCAAAGATGTCTAATAAAAAGGATGTCAAAATTGCTTTTGCAAAGCATGACTTCGCTGCACACTTCAAAGATAGTGTTGACTACGAGGATAATACTCTAGTGAATGGTTTACCTCAGAAGCTGGTTGTCAGTCGTAGTAATAGTATAGTCAAGGAGAAAAAGATCTGGGCTTATCCCGGTGATTCTTTGAATCTTGGTGATATTGTTGATTGCTACAACTGTAAATGGCTAGTGACCGAGATTGAACCGAACGATGAGATTTTTCTTCGTGGGAAAATGGAGCTGTGTAACCGCCAGATCCAATGGCAAAATCCGATTACTGGTGAGATAGTCTCTCGCTGGGCAACGCTAAGTAAACCTTATTACGCAAATAATAAGGAACTTGTTGTTACTTCATTGAGTCAACGTGAGTATAAAGTGCAGATGCCTTTTGATGACGAGACTGCACTGATCGACCTTGATAAGCGCTTTATGCTAGAAATCATCAATGGCGAGCCTAAAACGTATGTTACGACTTCCGTTGACCAGAGTACAGAGCGTTATGAACTGCATGGTAAGACACAGGGATTCCTTGTATTAAATATCCGGCAGGATCAGTATAACAGTAAGACGGATAATGCCGAGAAGATGATTTGTGATTATTTTGAACCAAATAAGAGTGATGAGCCGGATGTGGATTCTCAGGTAACAGCTACTATTAAGTACGCAGGCAAGCCGGAAGTTCGTGTTGGTGGCTCTTGGAAAAAGTTCACTCCGGTGTTCACAAGCATTACGGGTGAAGAGGTTGCGGAAGTTGCAAAGTGGAGTTTTATTTGCCTTGATGAGTTCAAGAGCTTTGTTGAAACACAGGTTGCTACGGATGATGTTTTCAAAATTCGTATTTTGAATAATAGTATCATGGACGGTGCAACTGTTAGGATTTCTTTGACAAATGCAGATGGTACGGCAAATACATCTATCGAATGTAAGGTGGTGAGTTTGCTGTGACAACGAGTGAATTGATTACTGACTACAAAAACAAATTGGCTCTAAAGCTGGTCAATACGGAAGGACTTGTTGAAGCAATGGGTAATGACGATATTGAAGAGCCTGACGAGGCGATTTATACATACATCTTCCCATACTTCCATATCCCCGACACGATTGAGGCAGCACACAGCTATATTTGTTTTAAGGTAAATATGACTGATCGTAGCAACGTCAACGACTGGTATGAGAACTTTACGCTTACTGTGTGGGTTATTGTGAATCAAGCGTTGATGAAGATGAAAGGTCATGGAGGCGCAACACGAGTTGACTATCTGAGTGGCCTTGTGGAAAAAGAACTACACGGTAGTACAATTTTTGGAATCAAGCAACTTAAAATCACATCTAACATCGAGGACAACATGGATTTGCACCATCGTGTGAGAATCATGACGTTCAAGACGCAGGATCTGGATGACCTTGTGGGGTGTGGTTGATGGAACTTCGAGAAATGTATGAGCCAAGCTTGATGCGTGGAAGAGATTTCAAAATCAATGACAAAATTACGATTCACATGCCATCTGTTGGTGATATTATCGATTATGGTGAGCAAAAGTATTTTCAGTTGGTTTACTTATTCTGTTCTACATCAAGCGATTATAAAGCACAGCTCGACTCTGTTGGGGTTGATTGGCAGAAGGTTTCGGATTTTGAAATGTTCCGGCAACTTTTTATAGGCAATAAAAATCAGGATATGTCTATTTTGCTTGGCGATATGGACACTTCTGGGTTTATGATGGCGAAAGATAACATAAGTGGTGAGATCGTATTACACAACAGGCTTACGGACACTCGTATTGACCATGTGGTGTATGAAACAATTTCTCAATACTTATGTGCTGCAAATGGAATTGAAAAGCATTCTGAGTTTGCTGCTGACGAACCAACAAGAATTGCAATGATAGAGGAAGCCAGAGATAACTTGGAATATCAGAAAATAAAGCGTTACGAACCACACCTTGCGGAGCTTGTGCTCTCAATGGCGTGCTCATCTGGATTTAAAGCGGATTACTTCAAGGCTATGGATTACCCTATGAGTGTATTTATGAATCATGTAAGAAAGATTCAGCAAATAAAAAGTTACGACAATACAATGCATGGCGTTTACGCTGGCACCGTGGAATTTGGAAAGATTCCAAAAGCACAACTGGATTGGACGAGCAAGGCTGATTGACCTTGCTCTTTTATTTTATCCAAATAAATTGAAAGGAAGAAAATTATGAGTGATTTTAATTTTAATGAGGTCGTTATCGACCGCGTTCATCGCATTCATGAGTATGACCTGAATGGTAAACGTCTGTGGACCATGAATCAGGTTAAGGATTTCAAGCTGACTCTTGGTGGCGAAACCGTTTATGCTCAGGATGCACAGGGCGTTAACATCATGGCATTCGACAAGAGCAAGACCGCCGAGGCAGATTGGTCTAATGCTCTGATGCATCTGGGTGCTCTGGCAGAGCAGATGGGCTCTAAGAAGGAGGTTGCTTCTTCTACAGCAAAGCAGGTCTTTACTACTGTTGAGTATCTGACTTCTGCTGACGGCAAGAAGCTGACTCTGACTCATACCCCCAAGGCTGCTGTTGTAAATGCCCCCTTTAAGTACATCGATCTGGTCGATGGTCAGGGTAATGCACTAAAGACCTTTGAGCTGGGTGAGACCACCGAATCTCAGTTCTCTGTTACTGGCACCGAGGTTACTCTGCCTACCGGCGCAGACCTGAAGATTGGTGACCGCTTTGTTGTGAAGTATCAGTACGAGAGCGAGGAGGGTATTGCTATCAATGATAGCGCCGATAAGTTCTCTGCCGAGGGCGAGTTCGTGATTGAGGCATTCTGCTACAATCCATGCGATAAGGCAAACAAGAAGCTGATGCGTATCATCTTCCCGAATGCCAAGATGGACAATGCTATCGACATGACCCTGAACAACGAGCTGACTCATCCTGTTAAGATTAGCGCTACTCAGGAATACTGCTCCGAAGACAAGCGCCTGTTCCGCATCGAGACTGCTGCTGCCTAATGGCAAATCTGAATTGGTGCCGTACTTGCGGAAAAGAATATCCGGTTTGCCCGCATTGCGAGCAGGATGCGCGTCTTAATCCTTGGCGAATGATTTGCGACACTGAGCCGCACTTTCTTGTGTGGACTGCCGTAAACCAGTATCGTCAGGGAATTATTTCAAAAGAGACGGCAAAAGCAGATCTGACTACTCTTTTGATGCGCAAGTACAAGAATGTTACGGAAGCCGAGGTAGAGACTTTTATCCCAGCTGTTCGTGATGTTTTCCATGAGATCATGGATGAGCCTGTAGTGGCTGGAAATGAATCATCTAGTGATGTAAAAGATGAGACGCCCGTGAAGCCGGTAGTTAAGAAAACATCAAATCGTAAGGGGCGGGCATAACCGCCCCTTTGTTTTTCGTGGTGGTTTTATGGAGAAAAAGAACAGAACGAAGTTTAATGTCAGTAAGAATCCAGCAGATAGAACATATGACGGCGTAGTTTATGATAGTAAGGCAGAAATGCTGTTTTATCGAGATATTGTATTGCCAAGGCTGGCAAGCGGCGAAATTGTAGAGTGTCGTAAGCAAGTCCCCTTTCTTTTGCAGGAGGCGTTCCGCCGGGTCGATAAGGACGGAAAGGACGTAGCGGTGCGGAAGATTGATTATGTGGCGGACTATGAAATTACATATCGAGATGGCAGCAAACAAGTGATTGATACGAAGGGATTCGCTGATAGTGTTGCGCTGATGAAGCGAAAAATGTTCTGGTTCAAGTATCCTGATGTAGATTACCGCTGGATTACATACTCCAAAATTGATGGAGGTTGGGTCGATTACGACGACCTAAAAAAAGCTCGGAAAGAGCGAAAAAAATTAAAGCAAGCACAGACGAAAGGGAGATAAAATGAAGGTTTTAAATTTTCAGGAGCGAAATGAGTTTCTTGATGAAGTAGTTAAGGCATGTACTATTGACGGTGATTATCAGCCCGCACTGCTTGATGTGGTGTTTCGGCTGACCGTTCTAAAGTATTTTGCGGATTATGATTATCGTAGTGAGCCGCAGAGTGAGTGGCCTCGTATTGCTTACGAGTCTTTCAATTTCAAGATTGACAAGGCTGGTTGTGATACTTCTGCATTCTGGGATCAGTATGATTCTCTGGAGAAGGCCGTTCACGAGCAGATTGACCGTTCTCATAAGGAATGGCTTGTTCTTGGTCTCTGTGGCAAGCTCAACGAGATTATCGAGAAGCCCGACCCCATTTCTGATTTCGTTGACTTTATGGAGAACTATTTGAATGATGTGAAGGGTAACTTGAAAGACTTTGATGTTGAAAAGTTTTCCGAAGTGACTTCTGCTCTGCTGGACAATAAGCAGGAGATCTCTGCTGTGCTGGCAAAAGATAAAAAGGAATAAACACTTTTAGAGGTGGGTTGGAGGGAATTTTAATATGGCTACAAGAAGTAAACCGCTGAAGTTATGGGATGCTGAGAAGTTCAAGAACGTAAATCCAGTGTCTTTGAAATACTGGGATAGATATGAGACTGATATGGGCATCCGTGATCTCAGCCAGTCTACTGTTTACAATTACGAATCGGATTTCAAGCAGTGGATGATTTATGTTTTGGATAATCAGGGCAACGCCCCTGTGACGGAACTTGAAGAAGAGGATATCGAAGAATTTCTTTTCTATTGTAAGAAGCATGGAAATAACTCTGCTCGTATGAAGCGGCGCATGAGTACGATTTCTGCGTTATACCGGTATCTTCGCAAGAAGAAAATTATCAAAGAAAATCCGATGGAGTTTATTGACCGACCGACCAAGGACGTGGCTGTCGTGAAGCAGACATACCTTACGCCGGATGAGGTTAAACTGATGCGAGAAAAACTGAATGCGTTGGTTGAATCTGCGACCACTATCCACATGAAGGATAATGCGATGACGTTGCGGCTGTACGCACTGTTCTCACTGTCCACGATGGCTCGTGTCAATGCTGTGCGAAATACACTCTGGAAGTCTATCGATTATGAGAACCGTATGGTGCATGACGTTCTGGAAAAGGAAGGTAAAATCGTTGATTTGATGTTCAGCAAGGAAGTTTCTGAGCTTTTGAAAGAGCTGAAAGAATACCGCACTGAGCATGACATTGAGGATGGCGGCTATGTGTTTGTTGGTACGAAAATCAATGGTGCATGGATGCCGATTACTTCAAGCACGGCTGGTGATTGGTGTAAGAAAATTGGTGAGATGATTGACGAGCCTACGCTGCACCCGCATGATTTCCGGCACAGTGGTGCTACATTGCTGAAGAATGCGGGTATGAGTCTGGAAGATGTCTCTTCCCTGCTCAACCATGCTGGCACGGATGTGACCAACAAGTATTACATCAAGAAGGATACGACAAAGATTCAGTCCGCAAAGGATCGGTTTGAGATTTGAGGTGGAGTGAATGGGAAGTCTTGCTTCTTCGTATACAAACTTTGATGATTTACTGGCCGGTGTGGTTAGCGGCGTTCAAGACATCCTTGAAGGTGTTGCGCCGGAAATTGAAACGAGACTGCAGGCGAGCATTGTAGAAAACGTACACTCGAAGAGTGGGCGGTCTGACGGAATCGAAAGCAAAAAAAATATCGTAAGTAGCGTTACTACCGACAATAATGTGGTGACCATGACAGTGAAGGATATTGCAAGACCGCAGGCATCGTGGTGTAAAACACCATTCCGAGAAGGAGATAATGCAGCATTAGAAGAAACAATGTTTGCTAATTGGATTGAGCATGGCTTGTGGATGGATATTGCAGAGTGGAATCGAATGGGGCGACCGAAGGAAAATAAACCAAAGCGTCCTGCGCGTCCATTTATTTCAAAAGTCCAAGTTGAAGCGGCTATGCTTGTAAAAACCGCATTACATGAATTGTAATCCCACAATTTATTTGGAAAATTTGAATGAGAGGAGGCTGGCTTGAAGAAGCTGGCCGCTTCTCTTTTTTATTTTGAAAGGAATTGTTGAAAATGGAAAAGAGAGGTGACCAACAGTATGGATGAAAAAGAAAATACTGGCACAGAGTCTTCTGCCGTAACAGCCATTAAGGTCAAGGTTGTTATTGACACAAATAAAAAAGAATTAGACCAGCAATTTAATTCTGTCAAGGAGCATTATAAAGAAAAACCAGTAAAAATTGCTTTTGGAGTAAATCAAAACGACACTATCCGTAATATAAATGATGCACTTGATAAGGTAGTCAAGAGTGGAAAACTAAAAACTCCAAAGGTCACGCTTGATGTCAAAATCGACCAGAGTAAAGTGACCGCACAGCTTAAAAAGGCTATGCAATCTGCGGCAAAACAGACCGTCAAAGTGAACACGGGTAAATCTGGCTCCGCGAAAACAAAGGATACCTCGAAGAGTGACATCTCTCGTCTTTTTAGCCTTGCAAATCGTCAAGCAAAGTTAACGGCAGATGAGGCATCGTTAATTGCTAATGGAAATAAATCGTCTGAGTTGAAAGCGGTACAGACTAGATTAAGCACAATCAATGACGAGATGGATAAACTCAAGACAAAAACCAAAGATGCCATCACGGAATCTCAAAGGTTAAAGCTTGAGGATATTGAAAAAGCCGGAAATTTTAATGCTGTCAGGAATACTGCAAAAGGTGCTGATTCAGCTGCAAAAGAACTAAAAAAACAAAATCAAGAAATTGCAGATGATTTAAAAAAGACTCTCACAACCCAAGAATCTGAGTATGAAAAATATCAAAAAAAGATTCAGTCTCTTGAAAACTATTCCAAGAATAACTCCAACTATAAAAATGATAATATCAAAAAATATTTATATGGAGAAGATGGCACTGGAAAAACTTCTGGAAAGTTAAAAGAGTTGCGAGATCAGCTTGCTTCTATTGAGAACACTACACCAGGGAAAGCAATTCAAGACTTTGATAAAAAATGCAAGATTCTTGATACAACTATTGATTCTACAAGTCAACATTTAAAAGAACTTGGATTTGATTTTAGAGATCTAAATCAAGCCAATGTTGATATGACGAAGTTTAAGAGTGTTTATGAACGTGCAACGAAGTTAGAAGACTCTATTGCAAATAAAAGTAAATATTCTTGGCTAATTGATAGTTTAAACGGAATAAAAGCTTCTGCTGCTGGCTGCGAAGGCGATGTTACTGATCTTAGTGCAAGACTATCAAACCTTGAGGTTGAGGCCAGCAGATGTGGGGCCACTACAGAAACTCTTGGTCAAAAACTATCTCGTCTGTTTAAGGAGCACTTCCAGACCGCCATCGCTATGGCTGGCGTTGCGATGGTCAAACAAGGTCTGCGAGAGGTTTATGATAACGTTCTTGAGCTTGATACGGCTGTAACTGAACTCAAAAAGGTCAGTAAAATGACTGGCGACGAGATGAATGAATATCTCGACAGAACTGCAACAAATGCTCGTGAGCTTGGTGCGAATATTTCTGACCTTGTAAGTAGTACTGCTGACTGGAAACGACTCGGATATACGGACAAAGACTCTGAAGAGCTTGCTCGTGTGTCTGCGCTTATGGCTAACGTTGGAGACCAGATTGATAACGCAACAACTGCTTCCTCTTACCTGATTTCTACAATGCAAGGCTTTGGTCTGGTTGCAGACGACGCAGAACATCTTCTGGACTGCATGAACCAAATCGCGAATACAGAGCCTGTCAGTATGAATGATCTCGGAATTATTATGCAGAAAAGTTCTGCTGCGATGTCTGCCGCCGGAAATACATATCAAGAGACTCTTAGCCTTGCAGCCGCTGTAAATGGCGTACTTCAGGACAGTGAATCGAGTGGCACTTACCTAAAAACTTTGAGTATGTACCTTCGTGCTTCAAAGACTGACGCAGAAAATGCCGGTATTGCTACGGATGGAATGGCGAGTTCCATATCTGAGCTTCGCTCTGAGTTGAAGCAACTTGCTGGGGTTGATATCATGAAGGATGATAATACCTTCAAATCAACCTATCAGATTGTGAA